AAGTGGTTAGACTTAACGATGCTGATACCAGCTACCTTTAAGACTGTTCCATCTGCGTATGCTCCAGAACCACCCCAGTCTCTGTTGAGTACGTCTGTTGTCTGAGCAATTTTGTAGTACTCAGTTGGGCCAAGAACGATATATCTATCATTCTCTGGGACGTTGTTAATATCAAACTGCTCGGCTGCTGACCACATTGCAGCAACTAAGTTTGCACCTGTGATAGCTGCTTTGTTTGCAGCAACAATCTTGATACGAGTACCACCAGGTAAGTCAGTGTTAGCGTTAGTGCTGGTTCTTGCTGCTTGAGCAATAGTAGCTGCTACGTTTTTGTCAAATGTGTACGCTAATGCGTTACCCATCTCAACAGAGTACTGACTACGAACGTCATAATGGTTCTTGGCTTCATCAATATCTGCGATGAATACTTGTGATACAAGTTTGTCATCGATGTTGATAGTTACTTCAGCGTGCTTGATAGCATTACCTGTAAGCTGCGTACCAGGTGTATGATATGAAGTTGAAGAATTTCCAATTATTGGAAACTGACTGCTCTTCCCTGATGCTATAGTCCGTACGTTATGTAGAGACTCGAACACCGTTGCTTTACGGAACGAAGACAGAACTTCTCCGCTAAAAGTTTTAAGGAATAAAGCGTCATAGCTAGTACCCGTAGCATTTACGAGACCTAGCCTTGAGCTAGTAAAGTTAGCCATACAATTTGTACGGTAGATAGAAAGGGTTTACCCATAACTATCTCTTCCACTTGGGGTATCCCTCGCAAGGGGCCGCCGCTTCTATGAGAAGTTAGGTGCTTTTATAATACCCCTTACATTACGTTTGAGCGACTAAGTTTTTCTTGTACTTGTTTTCTATATGCTGGATCAGTTGCATATCGTTCATCATTCATAGCTGCTACTACCTGTGCTGCTGACTCGTACTTAGTTGTATCTTCCCTAGCTGTTCTACCTCCTACAAGTTTAGGTTCTCTTGGTGCATTGTTCATGTATGCAGCCTGAAGACCAGCGACAGCAATCCTTATTTGATGTGGGTTGCTAGTCTTAAGCATGTCGTTGAACGCATCAATCTCACCTTGCTCTAAGTTTCCAGCAGCCCACGTAAGCATCTCGTCATACACTTTCTCTCCACCAAACTCTTGTTTGATTGAAGTTACTTCTTTAGCTGCAAGCTCTGAGTCTTGTGCTGCTCTGTATTGCACACCATCTAGGTATGCTTCGACCATATCCTTGGTAAAGCCAGCACCTTCTAAGGATGTGTAGTCTTCGTCAGTTAACTTACCTGTCTCTTGCCACCTAGTATTCATACCTTGGTAGTCAACACCAACTTCATCAAGGCGACTACCTATGTATTCACCATAGATTTCTGTTGCATTACTAGGTTCTGATTGTTCTTTTGTCTCAGATACTTCTGGCTTGTCGCCTTCTTCTGGGCTACCTAACTTCTTCTGAAGTTCTTCGTATCCTTTCTCTAAGTCTTGAACAGATTCATACTTGCCAGCAAATTTAACTGGCCCATTTTCTTTCGACTCATTTATTAGTGCTTCGTCTTTAGCGTCAACCTCCTGTTCAGGAGACAAAGCACCAGTCTCAGGTTCTGAGATAGTAATAGGATCAGGCATGGTGATGGGTGAGAGTAGTTATTTAATAGTGATATGGTTTGGGCTATCTTTAATAACCTGTGATTCCTTCACTTTCTTTTTCTTGGCAGCAGGTTTGTCTGAAACTATTGGAGGTAGTTCCTTAACCTTCTCCTCCTCCTTGGACTGGGCCACTGGGGAGTCCTTGGGCTGCTGCCCTGAGATCGGGGAGGGAGTTAGGGATACTTCCTGCTGCTCCGTCGTCGGAGTTTCCTGAGAATTGGGGGCCATAAGGTGAACCTGGTTGAGTAAAGTTATCAGCAACTTTAGATGCAGCAGATGACTTCATCATTTCCATCATCTGTTGTTGCTGCTGGTCTTGTTGCTGTTGAGCTTGTGCAGCAGCAGCCTCTTGTTGTAGCTGCTCGCTAGTCTTGACTAAGTTAGTCGTATCTATTGAAGCACTAGCTGCCAATCTTCGCAGTGCTTCTTCGTAATTTACATACTGTTGTGCTATCTCTGGGCCTAGTACCTGCTGAGTAATAGATAAGAACTCAGTTAACTTATTCATATCATCACCCCTACCTATACCTTCAAGACCTGTTACTGCTTTTGGTTGTACTAAAGGATCACCTGTCTCTTGGCTGTTAGGGAACTCAGGCAGTTTGCCTTTCTTCTGTAGCATGTAGATCAACCTGCGTACCAGTGGTAGTTGTAGCTCTTGAGTAAGTATGGAGTAGAAGGCTCCAATTGAGGCTTCCAAACTTTGAGCCATATATTTTATTTCTTCTGCTGTAACTCTTTCCCCTGGTCGTTGAACTGCTTGGTTAAGTAGGAAAGCAAACTCTAGTCTCTGCTCTATACGCTCGATCATACTCATTGTGATTTGTAGATCGGCCTGCTTCTGTGCCTGAATGACAGTCACATCTGCTGCGTTCCCTTGAACGATAGCCCCATTCGCTGCTGACGACAGGGTTTTAGGTCGGGTTGTACCGTTGGGATTTACAAGGAACAGAACCTTAGAGGCTGCTGCTGCTGCTTCGATTGAAGCTTGGTATAAAGATTCAAGTGCAGTCAAGTCGCCATAGTATTTTTCGACATGACTTCTTCCATACTCTTCTCCACTTTCAACTCGCTCATACCTCAACACAATCCAAGGACTTACATCCATTGGACACATGCCGTATGTGTTGGGTATCTCTTTGCCTTTACACTCCTGATACCAGCGAGTGATGCCGTTCTCAGTCTTAACACATGTATGAATCTTCACTGTCTTCTTGACTGGGCCTAGCTTCTCGTCTTCCTCTTCTTGTTCAGGGAAGAATCCATCTGGCAATGCTTCAGGATATACTTCTTCTTCTATCAAGATCTCAGTCACATGATCCATTGGATCACGGACGACACAATAGTTTTGTAAATGTATAGTCCTGATCCTGTCTTCTTGTATGTAAAGAAGGACGTTACCTGTAACTAGCAACTGTTGAAATGCTTGAGCAAGCGATGCTCTTGCACTCATAGTTTCTGCCATCATCATCACAGCTTGCTCTACCTTTACCAATGCTGTGTCGAGTTCTGTCTTAATCTCTGGCCCTTGTTCTTCTATTCTTAATGCAAGACTGTCAATCTCTAGCTTGAACCAAGGAGTATTAGGAGGGAAGAGAGTTAAGTTTAATTTATTTTGTAAGTTACTAACACCCATTGCACCTGTTGATTGCCAAGGTGTCTTGAGTTTTCCATGATCTCCCATGTTGGAGTCAGGGCAGGCAGCAGGGTTAGTTACCTTTGCACAATCTCTAGCTCTTTGAAGGAAAGGATCACGGTTAGTTTTTAGTTGGTCGTATCTACCAGCAAGGGTAGTACCTTCCTTTTTATCTTTAGCTCCTTTCCCTGGTGCTAGATCAATAGGGTCAATGCTTAAGTCCATTTATGTAGGGATGTAAAGACTCTTAGCCGCATGTGCTGACGACTTAGTTGGTGTTGGTGCTTTGTCGGGTGGGTTTGTGTATTGTTTCTTTCCACCACCTTTAGCCCACCTCTTAGAATCTAGTGCTGGTGCTGCTACTCCTGCTGTCTTCTCTGGTGGTGGAGGTGGTGCAGCTTGTGACTGTGCTTTTTGTTCAGCATATCTAGCTTGGTTATCTGCTCTACTTAATTCAAACTGTCGCTTCTGTTCTTCCATCTGCTCTTTCTGTAGAGCAAGGTTCTCTTCGTGTCTTTCGTCTGCTTTCTTTTTGTCTTCTTCAGAAGGCCCTTTAGGTCCACCACCACACATGGCTAATCTCTGTAGTTACTTAATAATAGCTTGATATTACTATGAGACTATTCCAAGTGTTCGTATGTTTCCTTCTGGCTTGTACTTATTTGTAGTGTAACCCTTCCTTCCTTCACCTGAAGCTTGAGATCTGTCTTGTAGTTTTTGTGCTTTGTCTGCTGCTGTTGTACTCTTCTGGCTCTGATCTAAGTTGATGATTGTATTACCACCACCTGCTCCACCCGTTGTTTGAATAGGAGGCTTTGGTGGTGTGTAACCAGCAGGAACAGGAGCACCTGACAAGGTTGTTACATATCCTCCACCCCAGTTAATAGGTACTTCTTCTCCGATTCCTAGCCCAAGGTTAGTGTCTTGTATGGTGTGATCTACTCCTGAAGGAGTATGTGAAAGTTTTCCGTCTACAACTGTGAAGCCTTGGTTCTTAATACCAAACTGATTGTTAGCAATAGCTGCTTTACCTCCAGGGGTTTCAGCCCATTGAGCAATGCTTAGTTTGTTTGGATCATTAGCTGCCAATGTAAATTGACTTGCGTCTACATTTTCTAAACCAGTAGTGGGGTATTGAAACGTCTTCTTACCTCCGTGGTCTGATATGTAATTATCCATGTGATAGTCATGGCCTACGACTGAGCCACCAACACCAGTGTCAAAAGATACTGGTGTTATCCTGTATCCCCCAGGTGCTGTTGCATCAGGCACGTACTGCCATGAATAAGGTGTAGCTGTATTACCTGTTGCTATTTTATTTCCATCATCATCTAATACAAACTCACCATCATCATCTATTTGGTATTGCGTAGCAGTCTTTGTACCAGTTGGATTTAAGTTTGTTGCTGGATCAAGGTTTAAATATACTTCTTTAGTCGTTATGTCACCATGATCATCAACATTTGTCTTGATTTCTAGTGGGTTGCCATATCCTATTGATCCAAACTTCTTATAGTTTTGGTGGCCTGTGTTTGCTTTTATGTTTTCACCTATATCAAAATCCGCAAGCTTACTAGCTGTATCAAAAGAATAATTACCACCAGCATCACTCATGTAATGGTCAATGCCTTGAGTCTTTTCATAGCCCCACCACTCAAGTCCCTCTTGCCCTAACGTATTACCTTGATATTCTCCATACATTTTATTTAAACCTTGCGTATAGTTTTCTAAGTTTGATGAACTTAGCTTGGCAGACCAGTCCTCATCTCTCATGCCAGTTGCATATTCATTAGGATCATCTGCTGTGAAGTTAGTTGTGTACCAATCAGCAGTGTCGTCTA